ATGGAACTGTCCACCGGCATGTTCCCCGACGGAACCACCGGCATCAAGGAAGTGGACGCCTACCTGATGCAGTGGAATCCGTACGGCCTGCGCACCCGTCCCGAGGTGTACTCGCCTGACCTGCCGCGCCAGCACGCCGTCACGTGGAAGGCCCCGTAATGTCCCTGCGCGAAATGCTCTCGATCCTGTTGCAGGAACTCTCCAACGTGCTCGAAGAAGCGGACATGCTGGACGCGCTCTGTGTGCTCACGCTGTTCCCGGGAACCGCCGTGCCGGTGGATTACATCGGCACGGATGAGAACTGCAACGCGATGGCGTGGGTGCGGCACATTTCATCCGCCCCGTCCGTGCGCTTCCCCAGTGCAGACGTGACCTTGGACAACTGCCACTCGACGCTCGCGCACATCGTGGAGGTCGGCATCATTCGCCCGTCTCCGATCCCCGAGTCTGACGGCAGCACCGTGGAACTGCCTGACGATGTGGCCCACATGAACTCAGCGTTGGACCTCGTGGACGACATGATGCTCATGAAGGATGCGATTGCCCGTGCGGCGCGGTCCATCGACTTCGTCATCCTCGGGACGTACACACCAACCGGGCCGGAGGGCGGCGCGGTTGGTGGTACGTGGACGCTGACCATCGGAGAGGACGACGACAATGGCTAAGCGCGTCGACATCCATGAGGCGGCGGTGCAGTCCTACATCCGCCCCGGCGGTGAAGTGCGTGACCTGCTCAACGACATCGTGCGTGACGCCAACAGGATCGCGCGCCTGTACCTCGTCACCAACAAGTACGGCGGGCGGAACGGCAGCCACGTGCGCTCCGGTCGTCTGCTCGGCGGAACCCTGCACCGGCTCGCCAAGGACACGGGGCCACTCAGCGCGATGTCCACGCTCTACAACAACGCCAAGCACGTGCGGTACTTCATGGAAGGAACACGCGGGACCATCCTGCCGAACGGTCCCTACATGTTGGTGCCGCGCAAGGTTGGTGTGCCGCAACGGTCGGCACGTTCCAAGGGTGCAGGTTCGGAACTGTATGCGGCATGGAACAGCCGTGGGCGGAAAGGCATCAAGGGGTTCTACCAAGCGCAGGCTGTCAGTGGTCAGCGCGCGAAGCCGTTCCTTGAAGATGCAAAGGACGCTGCAATGGCCGCTAAGGGCCTGTTCCCCCGGTAGTCTGAGGCTGTTGGTCGGCAGTTGGTCGACCAACTCACCAGAGACGCAACCCTGCAGGAGACAACCGCATGAAAGAGTTTGTAACCGCCGCGAAGGATTCCCTCGGCGAGGTCGACGAGGAATCCAAGATCACCTTCAAGCACGACGGACGTGACATCACGTTCTTCGAGCCGTCCACCGGCCAGCAGGCCATCATGCTTTCCATGGGTGGGCGCAACATGGACGTACGAACCATGGGCACCTTCATCCACCTCTTCTTCGAGTTGGCCGACGAAAGCACTGCCAAGTACCTGCAGGGGCGTCTCCTTGACCGCAATGACCCGTTCGATGTGTCGGGCGACGGCGGCATCATGGAACTCTTCGAGGCCATCACCGAGGAGTGGTCGGCCCGCCCTACCCGAGAAGCGTCCGACTCGCCCTCACCGCGACGAGCAACTGGACGCGCATCGACGGGACGTACGCGGGCCAAGGCGTCGACCTCCTCGACCTCCGCTTCTCGCGCTTCCTGAATGTAGTCGAGTCGTGGGCACTGGAACGCATGACCCAAGAGGATGCGGAACGGTGGCTGGAGGAACTTGATCGGCCCCTCCCCGGACATCCTGACCGGTTTGACGGGGAAGATGAGATGGAACAACTGAAGTACCTGTAGAAAGTGGGACACCGTGGGCATCGGCCGCGAGGTAGCAGACGCATATATTGATGTCCACGGTGACCTCTCCAGCTTCCGGCGCGATCTGCAAGGCGCAGATAGCGACATGCGTGCGGCGGCGTTCGAGGCTGCCGATACGTTCGCGGATGCGTGGGGAAAGCGCGTCGAGTCCGACGTAAACGGCAAATGGGCCTCCATCGTCGGTGCGATGTACTCCGAGAAGCAGATCGACTGGGATCGCATGATCGGGGAGTTCGATTCCAGCAACCTCGACGAGGCCCGCAAGCAGATTACCGGGTTCCTGCGCGAGATGCGGGAGACAACCGACTGGGGCAAGGATGAAGAAGGCGGGCTGATTGACCTCGGCCCGAAACTGGACCCCGCGCAGTTCGACACCATGATCGGTCGCCTCCATGAGGTGGTCGCGGGGATGCAGAAGCAGGAGGACAAGCAGAATCGCCTGCTCGAACTCCAGCGGGAACTCTCCGAGATGCAGGACCGGCAAGACCGCGTCCTGAGGGTGCGCCGCGAAGCCGAGGAAGAGGCCCACCGCGACAATGAGCGGTGGATGGAGCGCCGCGCAAAGACCATGGCGGAAGCCATCGAGATGAACAAGGCGTGGGCGCGCACGTGGGAGGGCATGCGCAAGAACAACGCCATCAGCAACATGGAGGCGGACTTCAAGAAGCTCGCCGGGGCGATGAACTTTGTTGACATGGGGAAGTTCGCCAAGTCCTTCGATTCCCTTACTGATGCCCGCCAGCGCATCTTCGACGTGACGACGGCGATGCTGGAGCAGAAGCGCATTTCACAGGAGCGCGCTGACGAACTCCACGCCCAGTTCAACGCCTTCATGGATGATGAGGCCGCCAAGTCCAAGGCGATGAAGGACGCGCTGGACGATACCAACCGGTTGCAGAAGGCGCAGGACGAGTACAACAAGTCCCTGTCCGGCATGGCCCGGAACTCCCACTTCAAGGATTTGGAAGCGCAGTTCCAGCGGCTCGCCGTCGCAATGGATTCCAACGACTGGTCGCAGTTCGCCAAGGGGTCCAAGAACGCGAAGGAGATGGAGGACAGCATCTCCGGTGCCGCCACGGAGATGCACCGGCTGGGCCGCATGACGGATCAGGAACTGACGCTGGTGAACACCCGCGCCAAGGAAGCGTCTGCCAGCTTCAAGGAACTCTCCGGGGAACTGGATCGCCAGAACGCAATCATGGAACGCACTTCCTCCAGCGGCGGGGGCGGCGGCAAGTTCCGCAAACTGCTGGGTGAGATGGGGGACGCCACCCGCGGACTCCGCGAACACCTGCAGGGCTTCGCCGGTCTGAACGTGTTCGGGGACATGATCAGCGCGGGCCTCGACTTCGTCCACAACCTCGACCGCATTGCTGTCAGCCTCGGGAAGAGCACGCTCCTGATGGGCACGATGGCTTCCGTTGGTGCGTCGGCTCTGGCCGGGCTGGTCACGATCGCAGCAGACCTCGGGGACACGCTCGGCGGCCTCGCCGTGCTCGCTCCCTCCTATTTCGTTGGGCTGGGCATCGGCGTCGGCGTGCTCACGGCAGCGCTTCAGGACACCAAGAAGGTGCTGGGCGACCTGAAGCCCGCGTTCGAGAAGCTACAGGACACCATCAGTGCCAGCTTCTGGGCGGAAGCCGCCGGGCCGATTCGCGAGGCGGTCAACGCCCTCATGCCTCTTATATCCGCCAAGACCAGTGATACCGCCAAGGCCCTCGGAGGTCTGGTCGGTAAACTTGCCAAGGCGTTCGGCGACATTCCAGCCGAGGACATCGGCGACATGTTTGACCGAATGAACCGCGCCATTGACATTCTTGGCGACGCCATGGCCCCGCTGGTCAGGGCGTTCACCAACCTCGGCAAGGCCGGGTCAAAGACCTTCGAGCGGTTCTCGACATGGCTGGTGAAGCTATCCAATCAGTTCGATGCCTTCATCCAGACTGCTTCGGACAACGGCGACCTCGACAGGTGGATTGACAACGCCATCGAGGGAATGAAGGACATTGGCCGCGCTATCGACGGCACGATCGGAATCTTCAACGCCATCAACACCGCTGCAGAGCGCGCCGGGTTCGGTGGTCTGTCAACCTTCGCCGACGCCCTCCAGCGCGCCGCCGCAATCATGCAGACCCCGGAGTTCCAGAACACCCTGACCGTCTACTTTGAAGCCGCGCTGAAGTTCGCCACAAAGCTCGGGGAAGCCATCGTCGGGCTGGGTCCGGCGTTTGACTCCTTCGCGCCGACGGCTGTTGTCGCGCTGGGTCAGGTCGGGGATGCAGTCGCCAAGATCATCGCGTACGTTGGTCAGATTTTCACGAACCCGACCTTTCAGGAGGGCGTTGCCAACTTCACGGTGGGCCTGAACGATGCCATCACGAAGCTGGAACCGGCGATCAAGCCGTTCGCGGACTCCCTCGGCAACGCCCTGACACTGCTGGGGCAGATCGTGGTGTCCGTGGCGGAAGTGGCAGCTGCATTTACGGTCACCCTCGGTCCGGTACTGGACTCCATGTCCGCGAAGCTGGGTACCCTGATCCAGCCGCTGAAGGATACGGCCCTCAACTTCATCAAGGAGTTGGAGGGGCCGCTGAAGGCGATCGACGAGCAGTTCATCGGCCCGCTGGTTACAGCGTTCAACGAAAAGCTGCTGCCAGCCATCAACGGCTTCATCGACGAGTTCGGCCCGTTCGCCACCAAGGTCATCGAGGAAATCGGCCCGTCCTTCAAGGTACTCGTCGATGACGTGCTGCCCAACCTTGTCCGGCTCGCCACGGAGATACTGGACCCGCTGGGTAAGTTCATCGCCTTCTTCACGCCGACGCTGGCGACGGTCATCCAGTCGATCGGCACCGCCCTCGGCAACATGGCCGACGGCGTCAAGGTGCTGAAGGGCGAACTGCCCGTCACGGAACTGAAGATTTTCGAACCCATCACCGAGGAAAAGCTGAAGGCCCAGATCGAGGTGGATTCGATCAAGCCCGCGCGCTGGCGGGACATCTTCGAAATCATCATGACCAAGAACATCGGCGAGGGCGTCGGGCTGGCGTGGACGGAGAAGGTTTGGCCTGCCATCGTCAAGGCCGACGACTGGCTGTGGGAACAGATAACGCACGGCTTCGACCTACTGATGGGCGGGCACACGACCGACGCCGAGAAGGACAGGCAGAAGAAGAACAGGGAAATGGTTGCCGCCATGTTCGGCATCGGGGATGCCGACGCATTCGACCGCGAGGTGAACAAGTGGTTTGAGGACAATGTGTTCAAGCCGCTGCGGGACCTCGGCGCGGACATCGGGAAAATATGGGACGACACCCTCGGATCGTTCTTCAACGACGTTTTCGGCGGCGGCAACGAGAAGGGCAGTACGGGCGGCGGCATGGGCAGCAGCGGCGCGGGTGGCCGTGGGCGCGGCGTGACCGGCAAGCTGGACCCGAGCATCCTCACCGGCACCACACCGGAACAGGCAGAGCAGGACTGGCAGGCGTGGGCCAACGACATCATCTCCCGCATCAGCGACATCCCGAACGACATCTGGCAGGGCTTCATCAACGGCTTCTCCAACATCGCCGGGGGCCTGATCAGCGACATCACCAAGAACTTCACCGACTGGGTACAGTCCGTGAAGGACTTCTTCGGCATCGCTTCGCCGTCCACCCTGATGTTCGATATGGCCTCCAACATCGTGCAGGGCTTCATCAACGGCTTCATCGGGCTGGGTGAGAAGGTCGGCGAGGCGTGGGGGACCATCGTCGAGTGGATCACCCTCAAGGTCGAGGAAATTAAGACCAATGTGGCCCTTTTCGTCGAGGACTTCAAGGCCAAGTGGGGCGAGTTCTGGGGCGGTATCGGCCAGAAGGTGCAGGAGGCGTGGGATGCCGTCGTGCTCTGGATCACCACGAAGGTCACGGAAATCCAGACGAACATTGCCCTGTTCATCGAGCAGGTGAAAACGAACTGGAACACCTTCTGGACGGACCTCGGCACCACCGTGTCCACCAAGTGGGAGGAGTTCAAGACCTTCATCAGCACCAAGATCACCGAAATCCAGACCAACATTGCGAAGTTCGTCGAGGACGTGAAAACCAACTGGAACAACTTCTGGGAGGCAGTCCGCCAGAAGGTGGAGGAAATCTGGAACACCGTCACCACGTGGATTGCCACCAAGGTCACGGAAATCAAGACCAACGTGGACAAGTTCATTACCGACGTGCGCACCAACTGGGACAACTTCTGGAACGGTGTGAAGCAGAAGGTCACCGACATCTGGAACCAAGTGACGGGTTGGATCAGCACCAAGGTCGGGGAAATCAAGTCCAACATCGCTGGCTTCATCACGCAGGTAAAGTCCAACTGGGACACCTTCTGGGGAAACCTGCCGTCGGCCGTGCAGACCGGCATCAACGACGTGATCACATGGGTGTCCGGCATTCCGGGGCGCATAGTTGCTGCGATGGGCAGCCTTGGTTCC